GTCCATACCACGCACATAAGCGGTCACGTCAGTCCAAGTGGGCGACACCACATAAGGGCCGTCTGTAAACGCAATCTCGACAACAGGCACCGGGTACGCCATTAGCGTCCACCGCTTCGGCGTTGCCACTGGCGCAAAGCAGCGTCAACGTATTGTCCGATGGCTGCGCGGTCACCGACTACGCCCATCATGTTGATGGTTACTTGAGCGTTCTCAGGGTTACGACCCGGCAACCTAAAGCCCGGCATAGTGGAAAGGGTCGGAGCCTGTGGGACGCCAAAGCCTTGGATTGGGCTACCAGTCAGTTGACCAGTAGCGCGGATAAAAGCGTTACCAGTTGCGTAATCAGTAATAGTGGCACCAACGTTGAAGTATTTGCTAAGAGTGTTGAACTTCATGATTAGGTCGTTCAAGGCTCGACCAGCAGCGTTGAGTTGGCCGTTGTTGCCATACAGCAAATTAGTAAGAATGTATTTCAACTCGGCAAAGGCTCCAGCGACGCCGTCTTTGCCAAACGCGTCAGCAATCTGAATCCCGTATTCCGCTAGGCGCTTCAGGTACGGCAAAAGTGCAGCACCTAGCGACTCTTTCAATTCGTCCACGGTGATGCGGAACCGAGCCATCGTGCCCTCAAAGGTTTCAGCGTTAGCCAAAGCCGACCCGCTAAAACGCTTCTCAAGGTCCTTCTGAATGTCGTTGAAAGACATTGCCTTGAGTTGGGCTTTGTCGTAGCCAAGACCGAGACGGGTAATTGCTGTATTAGATCCGTCAAAACTTTTAGACAATCCCTCGACGATTTGCTTTAGGGGCTTACCGGTCGCCGCAGACACATTGAGCGCCAAATTGAGCAAACGTTGCGCCTTGTCAAAGTCACGAGTCGAGCGAATAATACGCGCATACGCAGGACGCAACTCATCATCAGCCACACCGACAGCGCGCTGGGTCACGTCAATGTAATCCTCAACCGACGCAATCTGGGCATCCGTAGCCTTAGTAGACGCACGAATAGACAGCGCTAACTGCTTTTGGGCTTTCTGATCGTCGGCAGCCATACGAGCAAACCCGACCAACTGTTGCCCAGCCTGAAACGCAGCAGCACCTAACGCAGCAAAAGCCGCAGCGCCAGCCAAAGCGCCAGCCTTGAGCACAAACTTGACCTTGTCGCTAGCCGTCTCAAGTTGCTTGAAGGACTTGATGGCCTTCTGAATGCCCTGACCTGCGAACGTGGTTGAGATAGGTATCGACAGCATTAGTTCAGTTCTTTCTGTACGCGCTTAGTGACACGGAGAATGGATGCGCGCAACTCATCCTCAAACAGTCGGCGCGACCTGTAAACAGCGGGGCCGATAATGCGTGTGCGACCCGGTGCTAACTCACCTAGCGAACGCTCGAGGCTGTTGGCGTTGCGTCGGCCCGCAGTCTCAAAGATGGCGGCTGCCTGATCGCGTTGAATAATTGAGATGGTGTTGTCGGTGCGTCGGTCGGTATCCACTTTGACCTGTACGCCACGCTGGGCCTTAGCGACTGTAAACGGAAACAACTGCCGACCATCCTGCGACCACTTACGCGACATACCAGACAGCGGCACTTTCGTGTAGCCACGGCGCACGTTATCAACGGCGGGCTGGGCAATACGGCGAGCATCGGAGACAAACTGTTTACGAAGACCCGGCTCGATTTTGTTGAGAGCGCGGATGGTGTCACGCAAACCAACAAACTCCATGTTTGCGTCGTATGGCATCAGCCCTCCTTCATGTCTTCGGCTGCCTTTAGCACTGTCGCCAGTGTGTCTAGGTCAAATGGTATGTCAGGAGGCCAATACCCTGTGCGAAGTAGCAAAGACGCTAGTCCGTAGTTGTATGAGCCTCGGTCGTAGGGTTTACAGGTTCGTTGTCCACCACTTCAATGTTCTCGAGACGCTTGACGTATTCGTCAAAGACAATCGGCACGGAGATGCTGTTTTGTTTACAGCACTCCCACGCCATGAACGCTAGGTCCTCGACTCCGATGCCTTCGCCCAGTTGTGACGCTTTGCGCTTGAACTTGCGTTCCCAAGCCACAATCACGCCAAGGTTGGTCGTGACGGTGTAGTGCTGGTCACGCTCGGTGACTTGCAATGTGAGTTTCATAGTTTCTCCCTATGTGTTGGATCAGGTGATGTCGCGTGCCCAAGTGCCGCCGACCCAGTTGGCGGTTACGGTTGCCATCTCACCCACGGTCGAGTTGATAGGTGTAAACGACGCCAGCATTGCGTTGGTGATCGTGTACTCAGGGTTAGACGCAGACTCGGTCGTGCCCGATGGGCTAATGACGAGTGTGGTGGTACCGAGACCGACCATCGCTGCAAGCGCTGTTTCTACTTCCGACGTGGCACCTGTACCACCGTACGACAAGAAGAAAGTGATGCTTACGTCAACCGACTGAAGACCCGGTGCGAACTTGTGGCCCGTATCACCGAAGGCTGTGATTTCGAGCGAGTCGGAGCCGATGGTAAGTGTGCACTGGTTCGCTTGGTCAGACAAGTCATAGGTGGTGGCACCCTGAGTGATGTTGATGGTCGCGTTGGATAGGAAAGTTGTGGTTGCCATGGTTAGCTCCTTTTTACAGCAATGGCTACGGATAGGTCATACGTCGGTAGGTCTTGCCCGCCGACACTCGCAAGACCGGGTCGTAGATCAGTGACCGCGATGGGGCTGTTCATGATTTGGTCCGCGATTTGCATGAGATAATCGCCCGCATCTTGGTTGCCCGGGGGTGGGGCCAAGACGCGTAGGCGTAGCTCAATGTCGCCAACGTTGTATGTAAACGCGGTGACAGTGGGCAATTCAATGAGAACGGAAAGGGGGCGAGCGTTACGCGGGTCAGTAATCGGCACAAGGCCCAAAGCCGTGAGCGCTGTTTTGCAGGCCGTTACAGCGTCATACAGGATGCCCGACGATGACATTACGCAACCTGCGCTCTGCCACAGCCAAGAAGCTGCATGATGCGACCCAGCGTTGCCGACGGTGAAGCACCGATCGCCATTGAGTCAAATGACGCAAACGAGTCCACTGAGCCACGTTCACGGTAAAGCGTGGCGGCATACATAACGGTTCCGAGTTTGACGTCGGCGCTAGGCACCGTAGTCATCGAGTCGATGTAGCCAGCCTCACGACGCTTGCGATAACACCAAGCGTTGGAGGCGTTTACACAAACACCCACGAAGGCTGTGTCGTTAGCGGTGGCAACGTCAATGCCGAGCCATGAAGTGACGTCGGCTGCAACGATCCACGACACCGACTGCGTATACGTCAAAGTCCCAGACTCGGCCTCATAAGCAACGTCGGCTCCGTTGTTTACATAGATGACTTGGTTCTGGCGGGGGATGTCATAGTCGAAGACTAGATACCCCTCGTCGTCCACGCCATCTAAGTAAAACGGTTCGGTTGAGATAACTGTCGCTGTGGCGTTGAAGCCAGTAAGTGCAACAGCACCGATCGTGACGGAGTCGCCCGGCTGAACCTCGGCGTCGGTAAGGGTCTGGACAGCCGCGTAGTTGTCTACGCGTCGCACATGCGTGATAGTGCTTACTGCCATTTCAGACCCTCTCCCGAACTACCTAGTAATTAGGCGATTGCAGCCTTGACAAACTTGCTGGAGTCAATCATCAAGCTTGCAAAATATCCGCGGAATGCGATTGTGCGTGACAGCGTCGATGGTGAGTCAATGCTGATTGCGCCCTTCTGCTGTTCGTAAAGCTCGTAGCCAGATGCATCTGCGACGATGATGGTGCCTTCTGCAAAGTTGCGGTCAACAACAACTTGCAAACCGAAAGCGTTGCCGCCGTACTGGTTTACACCAAGGTTGCCGTAAGCGTTCATTGGGCCAACCTGCGGGAACAACGGACGATCCGATGTGTCTGAAAGGCTGAGAAGATACGCCCACCACGTTGGGTCGACAAACAAGTGACCTGGGAGGTTGCCGTTTGACGAGTTCAAAATGGTCTTTGCTGCAGTTGCAACCCATGTCTGCCAGTAAGCAGGGTCTTGGTAGGACGCGTTAGCAAATGCTTGGGTAACTGTTGCACCAGAAGCCAACTGGTCCGCTGCATAGTTGTCGGTGGCGTTTGCGTAGATACGGCCCATGTCGTCAAGCACGACGGACAAGATTGCGGGATCACTCCAGTCAATATCGGCTTCGGAGAT